GTTGATGGAACACAAGTATACACTGAAGGTGAATTAGAAGTAGGAGCAATTCTATTCGTTCGCGCAGGTGAAGGTGTTTCTGAAGACCCATTTGCTCCAGCTGGCCAACACGAAACAACTGACGGTAAAATTGTTACTGTTGGTGAAAACGGTGAAATTACTTCAATCGAAGAAGTTGCTCCAGAAGCTGAAATTGAAGCTGAAGAGGAAAAGAAAGAAGAAGTAAAGATGGAAGAAGAAGAGATCGAAGTCAAAGAAAAAGAATTTGACATGGATGAACTTGTACAAGCTATCGTAGACATCGTTAAACCACAGGGTGAAGTTATCGAAGAATTAAAAAAGGAACTCGAATTATTAAAGGAGAGATTCAACAAAGTAGCAGATGAGCCTGCTGCGAAACCAATCAGAAACACTTTCTCTGAAAACAAAGTTATTAGAGATGAGTTATTCGCAAAAAGAATGGACGCATTAGCAGCCATCAGAAAAACAAACTAATTTAAAAAAACAAAAATTTATCATGGCATACGGATTTGACATTACAGCCCTACCAGCCTATACTGATACCGAATCACTTTCGTTAATTAGTAAAGTAGTGCTAAAAACAGATTTACTAGATTACGTAGATCTACGCTCAGGTTTCACAAGTGGAACAGTAGCAATTAACTTGGTTGATGCAGATTTACCTGTATCAGCTTTATCTTGTGGATGGACTTCAGACGGTGAAGTAACATACTCACAAGTAAATGTAACGATTGAATCACTTCAATCTAAAACTGAAATGTGTGTAGAAGATCTACGCTCAGTTTACCAATCAGCATTTATGAATGCAGGTACTGGTAACGATTTCATCCCATTTGAAACAGTAATAGCTGAAAGCTACACTGACAAATTGAGAAAGTACAACGAAGGTTTCTTGATCAATGGTTTCGGTGCTACAACTGGTTTAAAAGCACAGATTACTTCTGCTAACGGTGCTAACTTGCAAGCTGGTACGCCAGTTGCCTGGACTGCTTCGACAGCGTATGAACAAGCATTAGACTTGTACGACGCAATCGATGAATCAGTAAAAGACAGAGAAGACCTAATTATGGTTGTTTCTCCTGATGCATACCGTGCATTAGTTAGAGCATTAGTTGCTCAAAACTTGTACCACTTCAACTCAGTTGAAGGTAACGACGTAATGATCCTTCCAGGTACTAACGTAACTGTTGTTAAATCTTCAGGTTTAGTTGGTTCTAACTACAAGTTTGCTGGTCCAGGTAAAATGATCTTGGCTGCAACTGGTTTAACTGACGAGTTGGATACATTTAGATTCTTCTATGACGAAGCTGCTGACGTAATGAAGTTCAGAGCTGCATGGAGACTGGGTGTAGGTGTTGGTGAAGTGAACTTGTTCGCTACCAACGATATGGCGTAAATAAACTAGACTAGGAGCTTCGGCTCCTAGTTTTAACAAATTAAAAAAAACTAAAGAAATATGGCTTGTTCAAACATCGTAGCTGGGCTAGTTAGAGATTGTAACACTAACCAAGGAGGTATAGATACTATTTATATTGCAAATGGTCCTGTTCAATCAATAACTCAGACTAGCGGAAACGTAACCGCAATCACTGTAGGTGGGAGCGCTTTAACACCATCGGATTTCTTTGAATTTCAAACGCCAAGACAAACTTCGTCTTTAACGTCTACAATTACAGTTTCTCAAGAAGCTGGAACTGCAACGTTTGATCAACAACTCACTATGGTATTTAATAAAATGAATACTGATATGAGAAACCAATTACTTTTATTATCTGAAGCAACTGATTTAATTATCATCGCTAAAGACAATAACGGAGTATTCTGGTCAGTTGGTTTAGAAAGAGGTGGATATATGATTTCTGGTACTGCGGCTAGTGGAACAGCATATGCTGACGCTAACCAAATGCAGATCATTGTCGGCGGAATGGAAGCTCATCCGATGTACACTGTGGATTCAACAATCGTAGAAGCGTAATAGCTGAGATTGCCCACATATATAACAAAGAAA